TGACGATATCTCGCGACAGGTCCTTGCGCGCAACATGAATCTCCACCGCTGCGGTGTGTAATCCTGTGCGCAGCGTCCCTGTCTGCTGTGAGTACGTCACGCGCCGAATGTAAGTAATGCCAAACGGATAGACGCTGGTGTTCTCTGGCGGCTGGTCGGGCGCGTTGCGGATGGTCGGCTCAAGGGCTTTAACCTTGGCCTGAATCGCAGCGATCGCAGTCTCAAGCGCTGTGCTCACTTCCAGATCGCCTTGCGCAGCTCGTCACTGACGAAGCGCTCAAACATGCCGCTGATAAACGGCGACTCCAACACTTTGCCGAACATACGCCGCGCCTTCGTGCCTTTCTTCGCAATCGCCCGCGCCACTGCAAACGGATTTGCGCCAACGCGCTTGGCCCAGCCTGCGAGCGCCGCTGGCGGGGGAAAGTGTGGGCGGGTGCCGTTCTCGACGAATGGCGCATACCCTACGTTATTCCCCACGATGCCGACAATCTCGCTGCCGCGATCCTGCACATCGGTATTGGTTCCGGCGCGCAGAATGCCAACATCCGCTGGCGTCTCAACCTTGACTTGGTTGGCCGCCACAGTCAGGCCCTTGTTTAGGCCTGTCTTCATGGCTGCCTTCGCCGCGCTGGGGTTGAGGGTCTTGGCAAAGTCAAGGCCCTGTGCACTCCACTCAAACACCGACAATCTCCTTATCGCGGAGCAACTCGCTCAGCAACTCTTCCACGTCTGGGTCTAAGCGTGGGCGCAGGATGGTGACTTCACCAAAAGCCGCGCTGCCCGCCACGCCAAACGGACTGTCTTTGCGTTTGAACATGCGGTGCACCTGTATCAGCGTCGCCTGCTTCACGATCTTCAACCACGGGCAGTTGTCTGGCACGCCAAACGCGCCCACGATCTCGATCTCGACGTTGCGATAGAAGCGTCGTGTCGCGCGAGGGGCCACCACAACCCGCGTGTATGGCTTGCCATCCACAGCGGCATTGCGTGGCTCGAGCCGATACGATGACGCATCCCATGTGGTTTCAAAGGTGCCATCGCCATCGTCATCGGTGCGCACCGTTGAGGCGCTCACCAGATCCGTCACAAACGCCAGAGTGCCATCATCCTCGGGGACAAACACGCGCGTCTCGGTCGCCTTGTAAAAGCGCCGCTCGCAATACTGATCGATGCGCCGGCTGACCGCTTCCACAGCGAGTTCCAGCTTTGGGTCATCGACAACATCGGTGGCATCGGTCAGGCTGACCCATGCCCGGATTTCTTCCAGCGTGCAATACCCGTTTTCGACGGACATCTATTTGGCCCTGTTGCGCGGTGCGCGGCGCACCATGCGATCTTGCGGCGGGGTGGGCATCGCGCGTGTCTCCACGTCCTCGGTGCCCGCCTCTGCGCCCGCTTCAGCGCCTGCCTCGTTGGCCGCCTCGTTGGCGCTCTCGTTGTTGTCTTCGTTGCCCTCACCCTGTGGCTCGATGCTCAGGGTGAGGGTGCGCGGCTGATCGCGATTGATGGCACGCGCCACGCTTTCGCTCAACTCGACGATATCGCCAGCAGCGAATTCGCCGAGCGTTGATTGGTAATCCAGCAGCGCAATGTATTTCATCGGCTATCCAATCCCATCCACATACACGAGCACAAACACGGTCACCAGAATGTCAGCAGTAACCGGTGTCCAGCTGGCGGTGGTGAGCTTTGCGCCCACACGCCCACCGGCGGCGCTCCCGCGCTGACGGCGTGGCCCAGTCGCCGAAGCGCGCTGGGTGTTGGTGGCGTTGAGCGCAGCGGGCAGGTTTTGCGCGGTGCCGTTGATGGTGGGGTCAACCGTCAATGTGCCAGCCGTGCGGGCCGAGTCGCTGGAGATTGAGACGCCAATGACTTCGAACTTCCACGGGATGACATACTCGGTGACGCCCAGCACGCCGCTGGCTGCGCCGACTTCGAGTATGTTCATCGCCACCGCGCTCTGCGCATCCGCCACTGCGTCTTGCGAGAAGACCAGTGGGATGACCTGCCATTTGCTAAATGCTTCTTCGTTCATGGTGATCAGTTACTCCACCATAGGGCGAGAATCCCCGCCCTATGGAATCGCCCTGATTAGGCTAGGTCTAGATGTTGTAGAGCACCGCAGCCCACTCTTGACCACCGACCGCGCCCGTTGGGGTGTAGCGGCCCATGCCCATGCGCAGGCTGTAGATCATGCGGGTCTGGTCGCGACCGGGCAGGCGCTCGGTCTCCACCTTCACGCGGCGACGCCAGCCCACCTTCACACCATTGCGGTTGAATGCGGTGACGCTGCCCTTGGTGTTGTTGGTGCTGGGGCTGGTCGTGGTGTATTTGCCATCGGCATCGAAGAGGCCCAGCGTCATGGTCTCGATGAGCGGGTGGCGGCCAATCTTGCCCTGCTCGCCGGTCAAGATCGTTGCGCCCTGACCATACTTGTCCACCGTCTTCATCTCGGAGAGGAGCGCAATCTTGTCGGCGGTGGCCGAGTCGGTCACGTAGACCAAATCATTCGGGTCCACCGGCTTGCCCCAATTGACATAGCGGGTGCTGTCGATCATCAACCCGCGCAGGTTGATCAGGTCATCGAACGTCAGCGATGCGCCAGCTGGGGCGACTGCGTTGGCAGTGTTGTCGATGAGACCCGCCTTGCGAATGCCGTTGAAGGCCAAGTAGGCCTTGGTGGCGGCTGGCGCTGCGTCGTCGCTGTTGATGTTGCCGGTGCCAGCGGCCACGGTATCGCCGTTCAGCACGGTGTGATCGCTGTAGAACGCCAACGACTTGTTGGCCTGCTCGCGCAGGTAGGGCACGAAGGGGATCAGCGAGTCCTCATCCATTTCGCCAGACCAATACTGGTGGATGATGAACTTCTTGGCATCGACCTGCGTGCGCTTGCTGCCCAGCGTGACCGCGCTGTAGTCGCTCTGCGAGTCCGAGGTGGCCTCAGACACGAACATCATTTCGGGGATGTCGATCTCGAACGGCAGGAACATGGTCGGATCGGTCATCTCGAAGGTCTGTAGCAGCGAGAAGATGCGGCTGTCGTTGCGCGCCACGGTCCACATGTCGCGGATGTAGCCTGCGCCGACAAACTCTTGGCCCTCGCCAGCGGTGGCGGTGTCCATGGCGCGCTTGTATGCGCCGGTCAACTCGAACTTGCCATCGCGCGCGTGCTGCTTGTCCTCATCGTTGAACCACGAGACAGGGATGCGGGGGAACATGTCATCAATAGCGCGGCGATCCATCTCCTTAACCTGCGCGTCGGAGAGGTAGTAGGCATCAGAGACCGCGCGGAAGGTGTTGGACAGCTCCTCGCTTGGGCCTTCGTGGATGCCGCCACCTGCTTTACGCTGGCCCGCGAGGGTGGTCTGGATGTCATACAGCCACTCGATGTCGCTGATGTCCAGCCCGTGGCGGGCGTACTTGGTGCCGACGATCTTGGTGTCGTTGGACCGGCCAAAGCGCATCTTGCGCTTGAGGTCCTCGCTGGGATTCTCCAGCAACTTGTCCAGCGCGCCGCGCACCATCGCCTCCAACGCGGCAGGCTCGACCACTTTGCCAATGCTCTCCATGCGCGCATTGATGTCGCGCAGGATGGTGTCCATTTCGGGGGTGCTCATGCTTAGTTTGCTCCTATAGAGATACGAGAGAGAGAGTCACGAATCAATTGCAGCGGCGACAAGTCCACTGCAATGGGGGCGGGGTCTGGCTGCGCTTCGCGTCCGCCATTCTCGCTATCCGTCACCACGTTGGGATCAGAGGTGTCTTCGTCCTGTGGGGGCGGGGCCTTCTCGGCCCGGTCCACCACGCCTTGAATCAATCGGCAGGCTTCGAGCAGATCGTTCTTGTTGCGCGAGCTGAGCACAGCCCCAGCGCGTTGTTCTGTGAACAGCGTTGGGAACAGGTCAGGCTCGCCCTCTAAAAACAAGCCGCGCAATTCAGCCACGCCGAGTGGATCAAGCGACTCCACTGATAGCCACTCCGGGGCGGTCTTGCCTGCGCGGCGATACTGCGCCGCGAGGCGGTTATAGGCGCGCCGTCGATCGCGTTCCGACATCGGAAGGCTCGGCATGAACAGCCGCATCATCAAGATCGCTGTGTCATCCCAAGGCGCTTCGTCGTGATCGCCATCATCGGCATTGCCGTTGTCGCTGAGAAGTAAATCCACCCGCTTGCTGAACTCGTGCGAGATGTCGCTGAGTGCTCGCGCTTGGCGCTCGGCCAGCGCGCCGGGGTCACCTGGAACAGCCACAGCGGAGATGTCCAAGAGTTCATTCTTGGTCATACGGATGGGGTCTTTGGGGTTGACCGGCATGGTGTATTCCAGCGTCTTCCACCCCACGCTCACGGCATTGAGGAAGCCGTTGCGGTATTTGCCTTCCACCTTGCGGGCGAACTCATCGCTCTGGTCGAAGGTGACATCGGCCATGAGCTGATCGTTTTCAACGAAGACATCGCAGCGGCCCAGTGGTAGCCCGCTGTAATCATGGCCCCACAAGAACACTGGGTTGGCGCGGAAGTTGTCGAGCTGCCAACCAGACTGATCCACCACCCAGCCATCACGGGCGACGTTGCCAGTGGAGGCAATAAAACGAATGGGGTCGCCCGGTTTGGCATCGACCGCACGCTGCGCAAATGCGCGGGCGAAATGCGGCTGCTGTTTGATCAGGTCTGTGTTCATGGAAAACAAAAAGGGCGGAACCATGTGTGGTTCCGCCCATTCGGGTTCGGTCGTATTCAGTTAACTGCGCGCATTATACGCGCGTTGGTCGTTCGTCAAGACACAACCGCCATCATCGTGCAGCGGCACTGGATATCTTCCTCAGCCAGTCCAATCTGGCCCGGCGCTGGCCCACTGCCTTCGCCTACCTCGAAGTCTTCATCAATGTCCACCGTCTGCCCATGCGCATCCACATGGCTCTCGCGGGTGCGGCCATCGCTCATGGTCGCCAGCCACGTCTTGCCCTTCACAATATCGCTCTGCTTCCAGCCCAGCAGCATGCCGCCATTCTCTGCGCCAATCACCTCGGTGCGAGCGATGACCTCGGCGCTCTGCCCCACGCGCATGGTCATGGTGTCATTCACGCGCGCGGCCAGCTTATCAATCCCTTCGCCCGCTTGGTAGCCCTCGCTCAGCGTGTCCTTCAGCGCAGTCCAAGTGGTCTCGTTGACCGCCTGCGCAAAGCGCTGGGCGCGCGTCTCGATGAAGCGCACCACGTTCTGATCGGTCAGCTTGAAATCCACCTTGGCCTTCACGTCATTGATGCCCTCTTGCCCCGCATCGCCAACAATGTCGCGCAACACAGGGCGGATGGCTTCCCTGAATTTCTTGATCCACTCGGGCTTACTGAAGGGATTCTCCACCACATCGGGCGTGGCCCGCGCCGCGCGGCCAGACAGCTTTGCCATCACCGCGTCCTGCTGCCGGCGCATCATCTCGGCCACAACCTTACCGAGCTTCTGTTCTTTGCCAGCCACCCGCGCATCAAAGCGGTCGAGGATGGCGCGGTGCTCGGCGCTGCCGTAGGCGGGGCCAGCGATGGCGCGTGTGAGTGGTGGCTCGGTCTCGCGCACATGTACGTGGGCGAGCGCAGCCCCTGCTTGTTGGTCTGCGGGGGGCGGGTCCACAGGTGGCGCATCGGCTGGCGCATCCGTGGGCGTGTCGCCCCCGCCAAATCCGAAGCCAGTGAACATCGCCTTCACCTCATCGTATGGCTTATCCCCCCACGGGTACGGGTCCAACCCTTGCGTCTTGCGCCAGTCGTTAATCGTCAGCGCGTTGGCCATGATCTGCTCTTTGGCCCGCGTCCACTGCGCCGCCTTGGCCTCTTGCAACACCGGCACTTGGTCGAGGTCGAATGCGATGAACTGCCGGTCATCGCCAAACATCGGCATCATCTGCTCGTTGATCTCGCCCGCAATGAACTCTGCCTCGGGAATCAAGCACTCCTCCCAGATGAGCTGGCGCGAGGCCTCGACGTTGGCGTAGGTGCGCTGTCCACCCAACAGATCCAATGGAACCTTGAACACGCGCGCGATGTCGTCGAGTGTCATGCTGATAAGCTCTTTGAACTCGGCATCCTTGGGGGTCACCCCCATCGTATTGACCGCCGCTTCGAAGGTCAGCACGCCCCAGCGGTGTGCCTTGTCCACCCCTTTGAAGCGCTTCTCCAACATCAGCTCGACTTCTTTGGCTTGGTCCTTAGTGATGGTGACACCCGGCTTGGCCATCAGCAAGCCGCCCATGTTCAGGCCATTCTTGAAGAGGTTGTAGTTGGACTGCATGGCCATGCGGCTGGTGTCAGCGGCGAGGCGTGATGCGCCAATTGGTGACAAGCCATCGAACTCATCCAGCGGATTGGGGAAGCGAAACCAGACCGACTCTTGGGGCGAGAACTCCAATGCCCTTGCCCTCGTCTCTTGCTCATAGCTGAAGTGGTCAAGGTAGTTGGTGGGGTGAGGGTGCACCAAGACGCGCGATGCCTTGGCCCACCAGATTTCCATCGGCGGTCGGTTCATCTTGTCGCCGCGTTCGAGGAACCAGTTAGCCTTGCCCCACAGGCACAGGCTTAGCTCCGTGCTCTGGATCAAACGGTTGCGCGTCCAGAATGGGTTGACCTTCTCAAAGCGCTCATAGGCTGGTCCTTGCGTCACCTCCACCGGCTTGCCGTTGGTTTGGCGCTGGTAGATGCGGATGGGAAGGCTGGCCAGCAGCGACGCGCGAACCGTGGCGCAGGTGTAGACCGCGCTGGACTTGGCGATGTAGTCGCCGTAGTCCTCTGGGGTGTAGACCGTTTGGCTGCCCCATTCCATCGCAGAGCGGTCCACGACGGCCTCGCCCAGCACGAAACTGCGCAGCTTGGCGCGCAGCCAATTGCGCGCCGGGGTGATGATTGGATACGTTGTCATATTAGTAAAACAGTTGTCCGGTCAGCGCCTTGTTCTTCGCCGCCCAAATGGCGAGCGCCAACGCCCAGAACTTGTCTGCGTGGTGGCCCTCGCTGCGCCCGCTGTCGTAGGTAATGTTCTTCGCCGCCGTCGTCATCTTCTTGATACTGTGAATTTGATAGCTCAACTCGCGGTCTGCCGGAATCGGCACACGCCCGCGCTGCATCTGCACCTTGGTTTCAACCGCCCACAACTCTTTGTTCGCATTCGTAAACGACACCCCCTGCACTCGCATGCCCTGCTCGCGGTGCAACGTCTCAGCGATTTGCATGCCCATGCCCGTGTCGTCGATCAGAAGCTGCGTCACTGGCAACACCGTGACCGCCTTGGTGACCACCGCCTGCTGCTCATCGAATGGCACATTGCTGAGGCTGATACTCAGCCGCACGGGCATGCGCCCATCGTTGGTGCGCCCCACGAACTGCAACTCGGTCAGGTCGCGCTTGCGCCCCACGTCCATGCCGCCCGCCAGCGCGCTCTCGATGCTGCCATCCTGTGTCGCCTGCGCCACTTGGTCGATCATGACCATCGCCTGATCGACGTTCTTGGCGTGCCGGTGCCACAGTAGCCCAGACTGCGCGGTCTCTTGGTTGCGCTTGATCTCGTCCCATGTGATCCACGACTCGCTCTCATCAACCCAACTGCACTCGTATTCCTGCTGGAAGTCCTCCAGCGGCATGTTGTCAAACAGCTCAATCAGCCGCGTCGAACCAAACTGCCTCACCCGCTCCTCAGTCATCATGAATGGCGCGAGCTTGATCGCCTCTTCGATGTCGCGGCACAGGTGGCGCACATGCCACCACGGAATCCGGTTGCGCTTGTAACCCGGATACGCCCTGAGCTTCTGATCGAAGATTTCCCAGAACAGCCCATGCGCCCCCAGCGGCGAACTCCCGATGCGAATCCGCCCGCCGCGCGATGCCGCTGGCAGCGCTGACTGGTAAATCTCGCGGTCCTTGGCGTAGTGGGCGAACTCGTCCAGATACACATTCGCCCGCGCCTTGCCGCGCACAGGTCGGCACGGGTGCGAGATCAACCGGCTGCCGTTCGATAGCTCCAGCTCAAGCTGGTTGTCGATCACGATGCTGGGTCGCACGTCGTCGTCGAGCGCTTCGACAATCTGCCGCGCGTACCTGAGCTTCTCGCGCGCCTCGTCCTGATTGATCGACACAAAGATCGATGTGTCGCGCTTGTTCAACACAGCGCTGGCCACCGCCTCAGCCGCGCTGTTCCACGACCAGCCCACCTGTCTAGATTTGGTGTCGATCGCAAGCAGATTCGAGTTGTTAAGGTGCTGTAACTGAAAGACCTCCCAGCGGGCATCAGGGTTGCTGGTTGCCGCTGGCAGGTCGAGATACTCAACCAGAAACGTCAGGAGGGGCGAAAGGGTAGTCATGCATCGGATTGGGTCAGCGTTTGTGCGACTTTGAGATTGGCTTCGGTCTCAGTCCAGCGCTTCTTTCGGACCGCCTCCATGTCCTCCACGGTCATCTCGACTGGCCCACCTGTTGGGCTACTGTGCATCAGCTGCTTGATCTCGCGATACTTCTTGGGCTTGTGGGCCTTCAGCAAGAAGATCATCAGCGTGTCACTGTATTCTTGGATGTGCCCCACCAGATCGCCCTGCTGAAACACCGGTTTAGCGGTGCCTTCTTGGGCGCGTCGCCATGCCTCCTCTTCAAGCAACTCCAGCGAATCCTTCAGCGCCGACTTCCAGCGCTTGGCAAACTCTACGTCTTGGGTGCGAGTGAGATAGGCATGACCACGCGAGATGCCGGCACGATGACACGCGCGCCGGATATTGGGCATCTCTGCCAGCGCGGCAAGGAAGATGTCCTGCCATCCGGGTTTGGTCATCCCGGTGCGCGATTCTTTTGCCTGCGCTGGTTTCTTCTTTTTTTTAGTGTCTCGTGTTGTCATAACCGCGCCTCGCTATCCGCTCTGCGTCACTGCTTCCAACACTTGCAAACTCCCCCGCGCGACGACCGCTTCAAACCCATCTGTGAACTTCACCTTGAGATCGCAAGCCAGCGCCAACGCTTTGTTTGCTTGGGCGCTGGCCACATCTGCGACTTTTACGGTCAGCACATTGCCCGCCTTGGTGATGCCGCCCGTGCTCAACTTGACCTGAAACACTGCCGCGCCGTCCGCGTCGCTCACCGACTTCTTGCCGGTGAACCACGCCTCGCTAACAGTCGCGCCATCGATGGCGGCCCCGGCTTCATCCTTCAACGCTGCATCAAACTGGATTGAGTTGCCCCATACGACGGGGCTTAGGTTCAACTTCTCCATCAACAACACTCCTCTATGATTTCTGCTGCGATCTCTCGCTGAGATTGCGTTGTGCCGACCTCGCGCTGGGCGATGCCCGCCGTGACCATGCGCGGGGCGATGGTCACGATTTGGACACGCTGGCTCACTGCGCCCCCCGTGCTGCGCTGGGTGATGTCTACGCGGATGATGCGTGCCTCCCCGGGCACATGGATATCGGCGGCGCTCGCCAATGATGCGTCACCAAGCGT